CAGTTCAAACCCCTGTGGATTCTTAGGCGTATGAAGCTGTATCCATTTGTTTCCAGTATAAACCTGTAAAACTCCAATAGATGTGTTCCATACTACATCACCTTCGTTAAATTTTAAAGAACCAAGCTCAGTATCGTTGAATTGTGGTGTAGAGTTTGGGTCAAACGCACCAAGGTTCAACTCCAGTATTCTGGTTAATCTGTTAAAGTTTTCTTTGGTTACAGAAGGTTGTAGTTCTGTAGGTAAACGAGTTTCTAATAATTTGCTCATCTTCTACCATCAGTCTTAACATCCATTCTAGTATCCCCTAAACGCCATCCAATAGACAAATTACCATCATTAGTAGCGTCGTCGTTTGATTCAAATCGTACTACAGCCTGTCTGCCTCTTGCCCTTAAATTTACTTTTTGAGTGGTTGAAGATACTTCAGAAGTAGAATCGGTAGTCAAAGAATCGCCTGGAAAGTTTCTTACTTTAGTTACTACGTTGACTGTACCAGAATTATCATCTTGTAAAAATTTGATATCTGGTATTAAGGCAGATATTTGCGTAAACCGATCACCATCCCCTATATCAAAATCGGCTGATTCCACAAACACGTTAGTCATCGCACTTCCGTCGTTGTCAAAACCTATTTCATGTTGATACAAGTAACCGCCGTTAGTGGCTTGTGGAAATGATTCAACACCTGAGTCTAACCATACGGTTCTAGTCAATTGACCGTAGTACCAAACTTGTTGTTGAGTGTTGTATATAACATATCTGTCTATTTCGTCGCTTGATGAAGAAGGGTAAAACCAACCCACTTCATTATGTTCACTGTTGGTAAATGCCTGTATTTTATAGGCTTGACCTGTATTAAGATCGCCAAATACATAATTATGAACGCTACAAGGCAGTTCCTGCACCGTACCGTTATATAAATAGAAATTACCATATCCCATAAAGAATACGCCGCCCGAAGAAGTGATAGCTGCTTTTGGACCTATAAGACCTGATGCTTCGTTAATAAGATTCAAAGCAAAGGTTAAAGGTGCGCCTACAAACTGCATAGAATATACAGAGGTGTCTGTAAAGATTACAACTTCTTGTCTGGACTTAACGCCACCTACAATACTAGAACCAGAAGACAATCTTACCGATCCAGCGGTATTGGTAATTTGCGGTTCAAAATCAAGTTCGTTTTCTTGATCGGAGAAAGCAACCAACATCGGATCTAACACTCCAGACCTCGCGCTACCTTCAATTGGATCAGCGCCTAAAACGATAAGGTGTCTGTCAACCTCTGAGGTTATTACTTGTAAACCTACGGTTGGTACAAGGTTGGCTCCAGCTATATCGGATAATTGGACAGCTCTGGTGCCAGTTCCGTTGTTTTCAAGCCAACGATAAATACCGCCACCTCTAGTATTCATAATAAGGTTTTCACCAAAGTTATCATGTGTCCAAAGTCTAAGCTGATTGTTACCACCTAATGAAGTTGCTGAACCCCAACCGCTTGCCCCCCACGTTCCAACACTCCACCCTGTTGATTGCACGTAAACATCAAGTCCCGTATTGATTTGGTAAGCTGCATCAGTAGCTGAACCGCCGTTTCCTGAATCACTTGCATTAGCTGTAACCGTAGAGCCAGATGTATCTTTTGCGGTAATCGTATACGTGTTGGTGCCTGTCACTAGATCTATTTGATATTCTTGATTTAGTACAGCAGCTGTTACGTTACCTCCTAAAGAGACGGCATCTGAAAATGTAACAAAATCACCGTTTACAGCACCGTGACTGGCATCCGTAACCGTTACGGTAGAAGACCCATCAGTGGCCGCAAAAGTAGCTGCGTTTGTTGTTGTTTTGCGAATTGGGGTGACGTCAGCAAAAGCTGTACCGTCTTTTATGTAATACTTTAAATGTGTTCCAATTCCTAAATATTTATTACCACTTAAAGAAATCCAATTGTGTAAGGCTCTAGCAGTTCCTAGGTATGTGCTGTCAGTAAGTTTTTGCCAACCTCCAAATTTTTCTACTCTACCTTCTCTAAATCTAATTAAATTACAATCAAACCAACCGTTTTCGGCACTATACGCTGTTCCTTCTCTGTATATACCTGGTCTGAACTGTACTTTTGAATATGGCATCTAGATTTTCTCCCACTCTTTCCCTTCAAACAAATTAGCCTCTGCTTGTCTTCTTTTAACCAAACCCGCTAAAACCTCACCACCTGCTTTATTCCAGCGTTTTATCTGTTCTGGTACGCCGCCATAATCGCCCTCATTAAGAATACGTAACAAAGTAGATTCTTTTAGATTGGTTGGTCCTAAGTTGTATACCCAACAAACTAATGCATCAAACTGACATTGATCTAACGGCACTTCTACCATATCGTTGATATAACCCTCGTACTCAGGCATCTCTTCTTTGAGTAAATGTTCGGCTTCGTTTTGGTTGATTTGATCGCCATCTTTTACATCTTTTGTATGTCCGTAGCCAATTGTCCAAACGCCTACGGAATCTTGATACGCTTCTAAACGACATCCCTCGTAGTTTTTAATTAACGATATACCTTCTTCAGATATGTTCATATTAATCGTCCTTGGTTGTGTTAGATGCACCAAAGTAAAAACTAATAATAGCTGATGCTAAACCACCAAGATATCCGAGTACCAAATTGACCAAAGCCTCTGAGTTCTGTTCGGGGGGCTGGATAGTTATGAGAAAGATATATCCTAAGAAACCACCTAATGTAGCAATACCTATAATTCTGGCTGTCCAATCTTTAGAAAAAGTTGATCTAGCGTTTTGTGTATCTTGTACTTCCAGTTTAAATACATCCACCTCTAGTTCTTTCATCTTGACCTCAAACTCAGCTTCAGCTTTTTTTAGCTCAAGCATTTGTTCAGGTGTAGCATTGTCTATGGCTTTTTGTATTTCTTTAGGTTCGTTCTTACAACCCAATACATCTGCAATCATGTTTGCAGCCATACCTCCCATCGGACCTCCTAGAGCTGTACCTAAGGTTGGTGCTACTGATCCAACTAAGTTTTTAAGTAGTGCTTTCATATATCCTCCAAAGTAAATATTTTTAAAGGCTCACTAATACCTTTAACTTCTATTGGTTGTAACGATTTTAGCTCAAAATTACAATTTTTTGCAGTCTCCTCTGCAATTATTAAATCTTTACCTACAGTCTTGCAGCTAGATTCACACCTAGCAGCGATATTAACAGCACTTCCTATAGCGCTATAGTCAAATCTTGTGTTACTACCCATGTTTCCTATAACTGCTTCTCCTGTATTTATACCAATTCCTATTGATACGCCTACATCCGATTCGGCAAATTGTTTTTGTATTTCTTTCGCACATTCTACGGCTGCTTGTTCGTGATTTTGCAAATCTATAGGAGCGTTAAATATGGCCATCATTGCATCACCTATATATTTATCTACCATACCCTCGTACTTTTTAACTGCGTCTGATTGAATAGTGAGAGCTTGATTCATAATTTGAGTCACTTGTTCGGGATCCATGTGTTCGCTCATCGCAGTAAAACCACGTACATCAGTAAATAAAAAGGTACATCTTTTCTTTTCTCCACCTAGTTTTAACAGACTGGGATCAGATTGCAAAGCTTTGACTTGTCTTGGATCCAGATAATGTTCAAATTGTTTTTTAATCTGCTGTCGCAACTTATATTGTTCTCTGAACTTTATATAATAAGATACGCTACCAACAATAAATTGACTTATAAGGGTCCAAGTCACGTCAATCAAAACACCATTTTTTATGGTGTAAATGCCGCCAATCGCAACTACAACCAAACTTGTAGATATACCTATCAAACCTACAGTCATACTTAGTTTTTGTGTTAGATACCAAGCAAGCAAAATAAATATGGTGAATATTAAAAGCTCTGACGCTAAATGCCACTCGGGTATTTTTGGAGAATTTGGCAATAAAATTGATTCAGCTAAAGCAGCTTGTAAATGATGAGGATTCATCAGACCGTTGGGTGTAGGAACCTGCGGTAAAATGCCCCCTCCACTTGTGCCAATAATTACATATTTATCTTGAGCTAGTGAGATATCACTCAAATTTATAATAGGAGTATCTACGTAGCTTACCCATTTACGCATCAATGGATCTACAGATATAGGTGGTAGTGATGGTACTCTAATTTCACCATCAGTCATATTTATAATGTATGTATCTTGACCTGTAAGTTGTTTGAGTATTTCTATTGCAAAGCTTGGCGCAAATCCATCAACAGTACGCAACAGTAACGGTATTTGTCTGACCAAACCATCTACATCTGTAGGTGCTGATGCGACGCCTTGAGATGCGTTATTCTTGAGTATCTCTATATTTTCTATAACGCCTCTGGCTTGATAACCACCTCCCGTATCCTCACCCAGAATAACTGTACCTACCGTTGGCGGATAACTTTCGTTATCGTTTTCAAACATCGCCAATACAGAAGGGCCGTAGCTGAGAGCTTCAGAAAACGCTACATCTCCACCCATTCTATCTGGCTGCGGAAACGTAAATGCCCAGGCTTGTCCAAAACTGCCAGCCTCCAAAAGATTTATTTGTATTTCAGCCAAACGCTGACGCGGCAAAGGCCAACCTCCCTCTTTTTCTATATCTTCTTCGTTAATATCAAGAATTACAAAATTACCTGTAGGCTCTTGTTTTGCAACAAAAGTGTCAAAAGTTTTTAATTTAAGTATCTCAAGAGGCGTAAATTGTAAAGCTAGTGGCGTCATCAAAAGCGCAAAAAGTATTGGTAATGTATATTTTTTCATCAGCTACCTTGTTTTATGGTAATTGTATTAGAAGATCCACCATTTACTTTAACTACATTTTCTACGCCATTTTGAAAAAGAATTAGCGTATAGGCACTTGATCCGTCCAAATCCAATCTAAAAGTATCGCCTACCGATCTACGTACACTTACAACTTGACCAGTAATTATAGTTGTAATTTGTGTATCTTTGTCTTGACCTATATCCGTACCAGCAATTGTAATACCTGTAGCAAGTTTACTTAATTGGTCTTCTTCTTCGTCAACAGCTAAAGCGTCAATAATATTTAAAAGGTCTTCAAGAAAGTTTACATCTAAGTAATTGATGTCTAATTCTGTAAATTCCAAATCTGCTTCATTATCTAAGAAATCTTCTGCTAAAAAATCTATATCTAAATCTGAAAAATCTAAATAATCCGCTGTACCAACTTGTTGTTGTTCTTCGGATAGATTTTGTTTTTCATCAGGTGGATTAACAATTAGCATGTTGTCTATAAATTCCAAAGATATATCCAAGATTACAGGTTTTGACGGAGCTTGATTGTAAGTCATCGCAGTAGTCGCTTGGTATGCTTGATTCAATATGACTTGGCCCATCGCTGTTTCAACCACTATCTCCCCACTAGGATTGCCGTTTTCATCGGGTAAAAGAATAACAAGAGAACTGCCAGTTTCAGGAGTGGTCGTTATTGTAAAATCCGTACCCCTTACATACACGTCAGCGCTTGGGGTTTTTATACGTATGGCTTTTTTGTTGTTGAATTTACCTGTAACAAATCTAGCCGTTCCTGAAGCAAAACGTAAAGCCATTTCACTCTTTGCTGGGTTAGGATCGTAAATGTAAGAGTTGATTACTAACTTGCTATGATCCATAACTCGCACAACAGTATCATCTTCAAACCTTATAGCAACTCTACCTGCCTCAGTCTTTACGTTGTCAAGTTGCTGTATAGGAAAAGCTAACTCAGCGCCATAGGCTTTATCTCTGTAAACCTGCGCGTTGCCTTTTAGTTCGCTAATACTTCCAATATTAACAGCTTGTGCTTCCGCCCTGATCGTTTTGAATAACGCAAACGGTGCTAGTAGTAGAACCAGTGCTAATAATCTTGAGCCAGTCATTATCTAATGTACTTTGTTGTTGAATATTAAAGGTTCTATTGCTACCTGTGTGGTCTAACCAAAAGTAGCCTCCTGCGTACCCATCTCCATCATACGTCACAGTATTATCAGAACCGTCTATATCCATATAGTTTGTAGCACCATCTATATCTATGGCAGATGTAATGCTGTTACTTGAACCATTTATAATCCAATCAAGATCAAGAGTGCTTGCCAAAGCAACGGTAGCGTGATTCAAAGTGAAGGTATTGCTATTGCCTGTGACGTCAACATTAATATTAGATGAGTCTGCACCGTAGGTGTTAGTCTTATCAGTGTTCATGTTGAAAGTGTTGCTGTTACCGTCAAATTCAAAAAAGCCAGTATATGAATCTGCGGTAATGTCACCTAAAAATTTGTTACTGTCTCCTATTTGGTTAATATCAAGAGTCATAGCTGTACCGTCTAAGTTAAGAGCAGTCATTGTTCCTGCTACAGCATCTATACCACCAATGATGTTCCCAGAACCAAGTTGTTCTAAATCCATATTTGAATTTGAAGATCCTGAACTTTGATCAACAAATATCTCATTGTCTGCTGCAAAAAGGGGGGCAGACATAATCATAATAATTAAAAGTCTTTTCATTCTTTTAACCTCCAGTATTTATTTTCTAAGCCTTGTTTGATTGTTTCTGCAACGGCTGTCTCGATAGCCATCTGCAAAGCAATACTGGTCGGCTCATTTTTTACCGCGCCCCCTTCTAATTCTACCAATTCTGTATTGTCTGATACAAATCTAAATACGTCGTTATCTAACGATGCAGACAATACAGTTTTAGTAACCAATACTTCAAAAAGCACTCTACCAGTGCTTACTGAAACTGTTCTAAGGCTCACTGTCAGTATGTCTTCTCTAAACTGACGTGACATGCCAATACCTAAATTCCTGGCTCCCACACCTCCAGAGCTTATATTTGCTTGATAAGACAAAACACCACCAGTCATTATCATGTCCCCAAATTTGAGCGGCATAAGTTTTTGATCTTCTTCAAATGTCTCCCTTGTTGATCTGATTAACTGCCTTTCTTTAGTAACTGCATCTAGTGATACCCTTTCTACTACATCAAAGAAATTGGAGTGTTTTAGTGCGCGTATAAGGTAAGCGTGAGGTGCTTGAGTAATCGCTGTACTAAATGTGGCGTATTTTGAATTTGATCGGCGTTGACCTGTTTGATCT